CAATACTCTGAATAGCAAATCACCAGTAACACTAGTTCGCAAATTACCAATATGTGCTCTGTCATATACCGTGGGGCCACAAAAATACATACCAATATTATTTTTATCTATTGGTGTAAAATTATCTACAGTTTTGGTTAATGTATTATATAAACGTATCATATCACTCTCTGGTTAAAATTATATACACACCTATCAAGACCAATTGCTACTTCCAAAACTAATAAATCTTTTTCAACTAAGCCTTTTTTGGTTTGAAATTTAGCTTTTGCGGGAAAATCTTTTCTCTTACTGATAGAGCAAACCTCCATCCATTTATCTCCGTTATCAACTTCAATATCCATAGTAATAAGACTGTAATCTGGTAGTCTGTCTGATGGAATTATTCTTGTTGGTAACCCAATTGTTTCTGCAATCATGCGTCTTACTGGTTCCAAAATATTTGAATGATAATCATTTTCTGTTTCAGTAGTATAAATGCACTGAAATTCCTGTTGGTAAAATTCTTTCAATCGCATATGTTTGGAAGGTTGTTCTTGCTCACGTCTAAAACTCTTACCAGATTGCCATACCACAAACGGCGGTTTAACACCAGAATGGCTGTTCAACAAATGTTCTGCATACACATATGAACTTGGTGTTGTTTCTGGCCTAAGAGTAAGCGGAGTTTCTGTTTCTAAAACCGCTTGTTGCCAAACATCCAAATTGGTATAATTTTGATTAATTTTTGCATTAGGAGTAAGTAATGGTGCTTCAATTTCATAAAATTGCCAAGCCGGGTTCATTTCAAACAAAGCGTTTTTAACAGATAATTTATAATAATCAATAAAAAATCGCCTAAGTAATATACTGCGTTCGTCCCAAAACATTAATCCATTAACATCAAAAAGTGGTAACATGATTTATTCCTTGACTTTTAATTGGTTGTGATCAGTAGTAATGCGTATTCCGCCATATACCTTAAATTTACATTCTTCAAATGTTTCACCAGAATCCAAACATAATTTCATTAGTTCTATTCTATGTTGCCTATTACCATCTGCATTAAATGCAGCCAAAAACATTAAACTCACAATAGGTACAAGTACCATTGTGGCAAGCACAATTGCCAACCCCAAATTATTAGTTCCAGATAACAGATGTGTATCTATAAATTCTTTGAATTTATCTTTCATTGTGGCTATCCTGCATTTCCAATATGGCTAAGCCTAGCATATATTATATGCCGGGCTCAGTCAACTGTTTTTAAGTTAATAATGTATTATTCTCTGTTGCCCAATAAATTTAATAGAAACATGAACAAATTAATAAAGTTCAAATACAAGCTCAAAGCACCCATAATTGAAAGTTTTTCAGTAGTATTGCCGGTTAAATACAATTGTTGTAGATTTTGCGTATCATACGCGGTTAAGCCAGCAAAAATCAACACACCAATAATGTTTACCGCAAAAGCTAGTGCAGAACTTGCTATAAAAATATTAGCTATCATTGCTACTAATAGCCCAATTAAACCCATTAATAGGAAAGTACCCATTGCACTAAGATTACGCTTTGTGGTAATACCATAAATGCTTAATCCAGCAAATGCACTTACTGTAATTAGAAAAGTAGTAGCAATACTAATACCAGTAAAAGTTAAAAATATGGTTGATAAACTAATACCCATTAAAGCACTGTATGCAAAAAACATTAATCGCAGTGTATTAGCACTAAACTTTTCCATACCAAAGCTCATAACTAATACCATAACTAGCGGAGCAAACATGAATACAAATGCTTGTGGTCCGCCCAAAAATAATGCAGTAAGAGCAGGTACCGCACTTACTCCATAAGCAGTTAATGCGGTAATACCAAGACCGGATGCCATGAAGGAATATATTCCTGTCATGTATTCACGAAGGCCTTGATCTATTTGTGATGATGTTGTAGAAGCAGTATATTGCATTTTTTCTCCTTATCTAAAAAGACTTATGTATAAATATATAACATCCGTTGCCCAAATACAAGAGTATTAATATGAAATTATATGAATTATTAAACGTACCTCAAGAGCAAAAAAATAAAATAAAGTATTTTGAAGAAAATATTGTATCCGAAAAAAATGATTTTTTGTCAGAATGGTTCAAGGGCTTCAATCTTTATGAAAAATTTGAAGACCCAATTATAGAAAATATAATACAACCATATAAAATTTATCATGATTCTAAAAAATATATGTGTATATTACATTTTGTTATTAATACGAAAGGACCAACCCTAACATTAGAATCGCCAACAAAACCCATTGATTACAAATTAAAAGAAGAATCCAGATATTCACATTTATTTTTTAATAATAAACAGGAAATTAAAGATTTAATTTTACAGTTAAAGTTAACTTTATCACATAACTACATAATAGATATTAATGTTAACACTGATCAACTCAATGAAAATATTAAATCAGAAAAAAATGAATTTTTATATGTTGATAATCCCGGAGGAGAATGGTTAGAATATCAACGTGAAAGAGCAGCTAAATCGCGATTTGGTGGCGGCACCTTAACCGCAAATATAGGCATAAGTAAAAAAGTTGATATTAAAGTAAAATACATTTCTGGACTAAATGGAGTCAATGGTGAGGAAGCATTTAGGTCCGGTGGAATAAAATATTGGGATTTGAAAAAAAGTATAGAAGAAAACGGTTGGCAACCCGATCCCATAATGATTTGGGTTGATTATTTGGGTATAGCCAAAGTAGCTGAGGGTAATCACAGAATTTTTATGGCCAATAAATTGGGTGTTGAATGGATACCAGGAGACATAAGATATTTTGCGGGCGGAGAAGAGCAGCCAGGAAAATTCTACCCGCCTGCTCTTTTTAGATTAAATGTTATTAGACCAAGAGCTCCCGTTCCCCAGCCTGTTATACAATTTGAACAGTAGGAAGACGCTTTTCAACCACTTCGTCAATCTGTTCCTTAATGCCCTTTACACAGTTGCGAACAACGGTAACATTCCAGCCACGTTCAACAAAGCCCCTAGCGGCCTGCTCAACACAAACATCGGAACAAACACCAACAAGTTCAACGTCGGTAACACCGTCTGTTACCTTAATCGCATTAAGAAGGTTATCTCGCATAAAAACCAAATTCATATAGCCATGCATGTCTCTGACCTTCAGATCATCTTCATGCCACATATCAAATACACCCTTTTGGAGAGTATACATTCTAATTTTCGGTGACAAATATTCAAGTGGGTTAACGGCCAATTCCCAGCCATCGGAACCATAGATGCAATGCGGCGGGAACATTTTACCTTCTTCTGAATTATCATATGCAGGCTGAGTATGTGTATCATATGTGAACAATACCCCCGCTACTTCATCGGGATCTAATCCAGCCAAATAAGCGTTGATATTTTCAATTACTGCATCAGCGCCGGGCACAGTCAAAAGACCATCGGGCTGCATAAAATCGTTTTGAGCATCTACCACTACTACAAGTTTCTTAGTCATTTCTTTCTCCTTTCAATATCCACAAAAGTGTGACATTATGTTAATGGTGCGAGCAGTTCTTCGGGATAGTTGTCTAAAACCAAATCCCAATTTACTGAAGGCACCCACTGTTTCCACTTATCATTTCTAAGCTCAATAAGTGTTCTTAGTTCACTGGCCGACGGAATGTCGTTGGTTCCTCGGTCTACCATATGAAGTGTTGGATTTTTAGTAACCAAATCCAACACAAAATGGTCGGTATACCAAGCAGCGTCGCTAATACTACCAGTAAAATAATCTGTTGGTTTACGCATACCAAGCTTTTCAAGTTTAGATAAAATATAGTTTACCCAATCACTTTTTGAAGCAGCTTGGATATCAACAAGGGGGACAATCTTTACTCTATCACCATAAACGTTTCGAACCATTTGCATTCTAACATCAGGTGTGAACGGATCCCAGCGGTCTGGTTTCTTATTTGTGCTGCCAAGACCCAAAATAACCATTTCACATTCTTGAATCATTTTGTTAATAATCATGCAGTGACCAGAATGCATTGGTTGAATTCTCATCACAGCTAAACCAACTTTACTATTCATTTATGCCTCCAACTTGCTCACTGAGTAATGGCAATCAAAAGTTTCAAGAAAATCATATCTCTTATCCAATTCCAAAGGATGATCCAAGTTAAATGGGTTCTTACGTTTGAACCAAGTAGCTTTTATCCTTCCGGTAACCAAATCAAAAACTGTATTTTCTCGCGTTCCTTCCATTATTTTAAGACTATTTTTCAATTTGTCAAATCCATAACAACGTAAATTATCCCTGTCATGTAATTTCTGCAATTCACTCAACATAATGTCAAGTTCTAAGTAACTAAAGCCAAACTGACTTTCATCACCAGCAGCAATACCAAGTCCGTCGGTTGGGTTGGCGCGCCAAATTTCTTCAGGAACACCATTTAATTTTGCCAACATGGGCACTTCCCAACTCTTATACAAACTTTGAATTGGGCTTAAATCGCCAACGTCGCCGTGTAACGTCCAAAATCCCGAAGCAAGTTCAGAAAAATTGTCGGTTGATGCTACTAACCCGCGCAACTTTGCAGCAAGGTTGTATAGGGTAACCATACGCAACCTAGCGCGAATATTGCCGCGGCGAACCAATACAGCATAATCGGTGTTTTCATCGTCACCCAATTCAGAATCAATGTTATATAGACCCCAATTCATTTCGTTGTACAATTTGCTTAACTCAACATTATAGCCAATTCCGCCCAAACTATCAATAGCTAACTGGCCCAGCGAAGTTTCTTTTGGGTTTTGATAAATTGGCATAGTTACACCATGCACCACCCAACCCGCATTTTTAAATAATGCGGCAGTAAGAGCACTGTCAACGCCGCCGCTCATGCCTATCACCACATTTTTAACATTGAATGTTGTTGAATATTTGCGTAAAAATTGAATAATTGTTTGATTTACACGAATTAAATCGCCTTCGTTTAGAAACTTAGCCCCCAAACTTGTATCTAATCGTTCATTAAACCATTCACTAAGTTCGCCAATTTTGTTTTGTCTTGAAATTTCAAGTATTTGTTCTTTTAAATTTTTCATATCTAACTCCTCATTGATATTTTAATGTTATCCCTCACCATTATGATGGGGCAGTCTTCTATTAAATACTAGTAGCTTTATACTTCCGCCACCTTATTATAAGTTGGTTGGGCGCCGAACACTCGAGCGTATCTTGCTATTTCATTTGCGGGACCCATGGCCTTTGCCAAATTATCCGAAAGTTTAACAGTTGGGCGCCCATTGGCTTCAACTACCTTACATACCAAGCTAATTGGTTTAATGTAGTCATCTTCCTTGCCCGGAACACAGCCAATAAAATCATTGGTTGCCTTTGTGCCCCATCCCATACCAACCATATAATCATTTTCAAATGAAGCTTGAATTACTGCAATATCATCTGTACTACCAGTATTAACATCAAGTCCATCTGAATGAATGATAAGATGATTTTTGGGATCTTCACCTACACTCTTATACCATTCGATAAGTTCGCAGGCTCCTTCAAAATTATCCTTACTATCTAGTCTAAACCCGCGCCAACTTTTAATCCAATCGGGTGCATTGTGCAGAAACGCTGAAGTACCAAAAGTATCTGGTAGAATTACCAACATATTGCCGTCATACATTTCCCGCCAATCTTCAAGAACACGGTATGGAGAAGTTAGCAGTTCTTCATCCGAATTCGCAAGAGCGGCATATACCATTGGTAGTTCATGAGCATTGGTACCAATTGGTTCCAAATCGTGCTTCATAGCCAACAGCATATTTGAAGTACCAAGAAATGATTTTTCAAGCCCTTCTTTTAACGCCATAACCACCCATTCCTGCCAAAGAAAATCAAAGCGCCGGCGTGTACCAAAATCAGCTAAACAAAGTTTGGGGAATTGCTTAAGTGTTTCAATCTTATCCCAAAGCTTGCTTTTGGCACGAGCAAACATTACATCCATTTGAAATAAGCTCAAACCACGCATAAGAGCACGGTTGCGAAGAGTATTTACAACTTCAAGAGCATAAATTTCCCACATGGTTACTTCGGGCCACGTTCCTGAAAATGTAATATCATACTGTCCATCATCTGTTTTGTTAACAGTAAAATCCGGAAGATGAAATTCATTTTCAAGCCAATCAACAAACTCGGGTTCAAAAATATTCTTTCTGCCATAGAATGCGTTGCCACGGATCCAAGTAATTTCACCGCGAGTGAAACGTAGTGATCGAACGTGATTTAACTGTTCAACAATATCATGATAATTGATGATTTCAGCAAGCTTAACATCACTTGTTCTGTTTTTGATTGAAAAGGTTACTTTTACGTTGCGGTGCTTTTTCCAAATAAGCTGAAGCATGGCCAGCTTGTAAAAATCGGTATCAAGCAAACTGCGCACGATTGGATCCAAATGATACTGATGATCAACGGCTCTCTTTGCGAAATTAGTGTTCATTATAAATTACCTCACGTTAATGGGTCGTTACGTATGCGGAGCAGTGACAGTTACATCCTGCACTCTTCATATACTATATTTATATGAATCGGATAAAAGGTCAAGAAAAAGATTGACAAAAATGAAAAATAATTTATCATGATAAAAAGGAGTAGATCATGATTTTACGAAAAAATCAATATTATAAAGGTGATTTTAAAACTGGTTGGATAATTCAATCATACCCATATAAATTAATCTATGATAACAACTCTTTAGAATTGTTTAATACAGCCACTAGAAAATTTAATGCCATTTATGCAGCAATGATAGAAGAAAGATTTGGCGACAATATTGGGAATAGACCATTACTTAGTTTAAATAATGTACCAAAAAATAAAATAAGATTTTATTTTAAATCAAAAGAACAATTTGAAATATTTAAGGAAATTTTGTTGATAATGAAATTAACAAAGTAATTTAAGCCAAGTAATGGTTGCTTTATCCAAAACACACGCTATTATCTGCCTATCACGATCATATATGCCATTTTTCGCCACAATATAAAATAATTCCGTTTGCTTTTTTAAAAAATCTTCTGTTAAAACTCTTGTATCCGCATTTTCATGCAAATTTTCAAATGAAAATGAAAAATAAGTAGTGTTGATATGTCGTATTTGCATAATATTAGGGTTATTTCACATGTTTCTTATATTCATCTTGGCCTACCAATGCCTTGAATTTGAGAAGGATTATATGTTCTACTACCAAGAGTAACATTATTGCTTTGATTACCGCCAATATAAAAAATTTTGTTTGTTGCGGGGTCATATCTATCAACGATGGCCACATGTCCACTGCCGCCCGATCTGCTAAACACGACCACGTCGCCTGGTTGAAGTGCGGATGGATTATTCTTATCTAACTGTTGACCATAATTATTATAGTCGGCTGCGCGCAAAGTTCTTCTATAATCTGAACAACTTCTCTTTAAAACACTACCAACAAATCCCGCACACCAATGAACCGAATCTGAATTTTGTGGAATCCCAACGTCTTTATATAACTGCATAATATTTTGATTATTACCACCTTCTCGCCAAGCGCCGCCTTCGGCTTCTCGCAACCGTTGCTTTGCACTCTCGTAAACGCGCTGGCCTGCCGGAACAGAAGTATCGGGTTGGTCTTCACAATCATCCCATTTTACGTCTGATTGGGTAGCCGGCGGGTCTTCATTTTCACCAATTTCTGGGTTTAAATTTGAATCAGAAGGAATAGACCCGTCCGGATTGCGATATTTATTCCTATTTGCTGAATTAGCAGCAAGTCCTTCTCTTTCACTATTACTCATTGGCCGTGGCGGATCAAACTTGCCATTTGAGAATAGATTACTTGGCGCTACCGAAACTTTCCCTCCAATAAACACATCGTTGCTTCCGGTCATAACTTTTGACCCGCAAGCTACAGGGTCACCTATTCTACCCTGTCTAAGACTATTGGTAAAAACAGACGGACTGCCGTCAGCCAAAAAACTTTTATGGATTTTGGGTCTTCGGTGAACTGGCCAACTGTCACTTTGCCGGTGCGCTGGTCTATTATTAAAAAATGTATCAGGGCTACCTTGATTATTTGGCCTAGGGCTTCCCTTACGGTGGCCAGTACATATATCAGCTAATCGAGCGGCACCTTTTGCCATTAGAAAATCCCCATACGTCCAATATCAACATTTTTAGATATGGCGCCGACCGCAGCAGGAACCGCTACTTGTTCAATAAGTGCTTTCAAACAGTCATCCAATTCACCAAAAATTGAAGCAAGAGCTTGGTCAATCAAATCCTGAAAGAATTGAACTATCTTTTTAATTTCATCCATTATTTTACTGAATATTTCACGCATTAATGCCATTGCTTGCCCAATCAATGCTGCTATTTGATTAACAATTAATTCAACTATTTCAGCCAATACTTGCGTAATAGTATCTATTAATGCTAGTATAGTTCCGATAACCGCAGCAATAGCAGCCATAACCGCTTGAATTAACCCCAAAACGGTACCAATAGCTTGAGCAAATGCACCGCAAATGCCACCCAATGTGCTTAAATAGTCCAATAACCCATTCCTCGCACTTATCGCAGATAAGATCCCCAAAAGACCAGCTATTAGATCAGTTGTATGTCCCTTTAATCCTTTAACTGTTCCTGGCATAGCGCCGCCGGTAACTTCTTCAATTTGGCAACCGTAGTATTGTATGGTAGCATTAGTTTGAACCGTACCTTCTATACCGGTAACAGCGTATCCGGCCGATACATCCGAACAACGCCAAATTACTTCATCACTTAATAATTGTCGCATGGGCGGAACAGCTGATGCTCTAATTTCAACATATTCAAAGGGAAAAATATTAGCAGAAACAATTGGCGTTGATGTAACATAAAAATCATTGGGATCCGTAATAGTCCAACCAGACAAATTTGCAATAAACGGCGGTATTTGATTATAAGTAAGGGCATTATTAGAATCCAACAAATCATTACCTATAAAATCAAATACTTGTTGTTGATTAGGACTTAAATCTGCATATGCGGAGGTTAATTGAAAAGCGGTTATTCTAGCTTTTAAGTCTTCTATTAATTGCAATAATTGAGATATTAATCCGGGTTTAACTTCATATTTTGTAAAAACTATTCTATTTTCATACTCAATTGATGCCGATGCATTAACACAGAAATTTAATACATCGTTGTTGATAAAAGTAATGGCACTTACTATATTCAATACTGGCTGTTCTACTTGATAAAACCCTATGCCATAAGTTCCGTTGTTAAGTGGTGTTAAATCAGCAAATCCCCTGGCGGTAGCAAATGCACTGATTATGGCTGTATCTGCACTAACCACTCCTTCAAATAATTCCGGATATTGAATAATAACACCATTATCTAACCAATGAGCATCATTTTCATATACGGGACAAGAAGTGGTTGGTATTCTGAGAACAGATGGCTTACGAAAAGCTCTTAATAAATTATCTAAACGTCTATCAACATTTCCGGAAGTAAGAACAGATTCAATTATTGGCATTTATATTCCTTAATTAGTGATCACAGTCTTTATGTATCTCTGGTAATTGGTACCCATCGGGCACGGTTAAATTACCTTCTTCATCGTATTTAGCTTCCATTAAAACCGAATTTCCCCATTGATCTATAAAAAATTCAGTTTGTAGAGGATTTCCGTTAGAATCAACTTCAGAATTTAACCATATTGAATAAGTATATCCGGGTCGTTCGATTTCACCACTCTTACTAGTGGATAACATGATATGTTTGTCGGATGATATAGAAATATTTTCATTTGAAACAATTTTAATTGGTTTGTGAAATTCAATTACCCCCGTGGTCAAATTAATTGAACATAAATCAGCAAGCTTGATAATATCCGATGAAGGATTTTTAATTATTATCGCATCATCGGATATTTTTATGTTCGTGGGTTTTTTACTAAATAAACCAATTATTTCTTTTAAAAAATTCATATTATAAACGTAATCCTGCTCCCGGAGTTGGAATTTCTAATCCGGTGGTTGCTCTAGTATAACTGGATACAATTTCGTTTCTAGCTTTTGTGATAAACAAGAATTTATCCATAGTAAGAGTTAGTTTTGCATCATCGGGAACACTTAGTACCCAAGGAACAGGAGCAACTGCGGGTTGGCTCATTCCGGGAGCCTGAACCAGGGTAATCATAAGTGGTTTCGTAAAAGTAACCTTCTTATCATCAATTTCTGTTATCCTGCCACAAATTTCTTCACCATTTATTAATTTGGCTGAAAAAATATCATTTTTCTTCAATACATTCTCTAATAACATTAAATGTCTCCCTTTTTTCTATTTTCACTTAACCAAACACTAAATCCACCAGGATATCTACTTGATAGTTTATCCACATTACCTTCAATAACTTCCATTGGATCTATATTTAATGCGTTGCAAGTATTAATCCAATACCAGATTACATCACCCAATTCTTTAATTAAATGTTCTCGATTTTCATCATTGAGTGGCTTGCCATGAAATAAAATTTTCTTAACTAATCCAGCAGCTTCGCCAGCTTCATCGGCCATACCAATTGCACCAGTTAACAATCTGGGTATGTTAACCCCTGTATCACGAAGTTCATGCAACCTAGCAATAAACGTATCAAAGTCTTTTGATGCATCGCTGGTAACGCCATCTACAAAACCCATGTATTCATTTAGCGTAATATTATTTTTCATTATTATCTCCAAGCAATTTATTTACTTGATGATACGTTATAAGTATTGAATATTCAATATTTAATTAAAAATATCCTCATATAAGCTTTCAAATGGTTTGGTTTTTAATTCTGGCTCTATAACATGTTTTATTTTTTCCAAATCATCAAACCTATGACCGCCATGATCAAATACATGAATATTAGTGTGATCATGTGTAAATGTTTTGATTGTTTTTTCATAGGGGATTAAATCATCGTCTTTGGCAACAATAATTTTTACTAATGATTTATCATAGTTCTTTTTAGCTAAATCGGCATATTGTTCAAGTGTATCGATATGTTCTTGCATCCATTCAAATTCCTCACCAGTAGAAAAGTTTTTATTCTTGCCTAAAAATTTAACCATAATTTCTTTTGGTGAATAGACCGGATTAATTAAAATTGCAGGAATATCAAATTTAGCACTCAAATACCAACCATAAAACCCACCTAAACTTGTACCAACAATAAGTGCTTTATTATGGCCATCTTCGTATATTTGTCTAATATGTTTTTCAGCTTCTTTTATCGCAAGAACCGGATCATGATTTAAATTGGGAGCATATACTTTTTCATCAGGAAACATTGATTGCAGTTTTTTAGCCTTGGGACTATCTGAACCAGCTGATGCAAACCCATGTAGATATAATATTGCCATGTTAACTCTCCGGATATCCCATAATCATTTTTTCAATTGGTTGTCCCGCAATAAAACGGGTATAATGGTAACCATCATCATTATAATGTATAATTTC